CCTTTAATTTACTAATACAAAAAGAAGAAATTGACTATACGGCGGATCGTGAAATTGGGCACGAATTGACAATTGATGAAATACATTATTTGCGCAATGACTGTCAAATTGTGGCGCAAGCACTTGAAATTTTATTTCAGCAGGGTTTAACAAAAAATACAACGGCAAGCAACGCAATTACAAATTATAAGGAAATTATAACGAAAAAATGTTTTTCAAGGTGGTTTCCCGAACCGAATTATGATGCTGACGTTCGGCAATGTTATCGCGGTGGCTTTACATATGCAAACCCATGTTTTACTCATAAAATAGTTGGCAACGGAATTGTATTAGATGTTAACTCTTTATATCCTTCCGTAATGTATTCTTGCAATTTACCATACGGAGACCCAATATATTATGATGGTAATTATGAAAAAGATGATTTATATGATTTGTATGTGCAAATGATACGGTGTAATTTCAAATTAAAGAAAAATTATATTCCGACAATACAGCTAAAAAACAGCACGGCATTCAATCCAACGGAATATATAATTGACAGCAACGGCGAAGATGTTACATTATGTTTAACTTCCGTTGATATGGAATTGTTTCAAGCGCATTACAATATTTATAACATAGAATATATTGGTGGTTGGAAATGGAAAAGTTCAAATATAATGTTCCGTTCATATATTGATAAATGGTATGCCGTAAAAGAACAAGCAACGATTGAAGGTAATAAACCATTGCGAACTATCGCAAAATTGATGTTAAATTCCCTATACGGAAAATTCGGTATGAATCCGAATGTGCGTTCGAAGATTCCCGTAATTGATCCGCTGAATGACAATGTACGATATTTATTCGGAGAATGGGAACAGCGCAAACCAATATATATTCCAGTTGCGGCATTTATAACCGCATGGGCAAGATACAAAACAATTTCAAGCGCGCAAAAAGTATTTCATCGTTTTTTATATGCGGATACTGATTCATTGCATTTATTAGGAGATGACATTCCCGAAGAATTGGAAGTTGATGATGTAAAGCTTGGAGCATGGAAACATGAATCAAGTTTTACAAAAGCCAAATTTTTAAGGGCTAAAACATATATTGAAGAAATTGAAGGCAAACTAAATGTAACATGTGCAGGAATGCCCGCAAATTTGCATTCACAAGTTACTTTTGAAAATTTTACGGAAGGTGCAAAATACGGCGGAAAATTGCGGCTCGTACATACATCGGGCGGAATTGTTCTTGATGAATCAGAATTTACAGTAAGAAAGGGATAAAAAATATGTATTATGAAATAGGAAAAGCATTGAGCTATAATTGTTTATTTAATTTTATCGTTGGTATGCGCGGCGTAGGCAAAACATATGCTTTTAAACGATGGGCAATACAGGATTTTTTAAAAAATAAAAATGAGTTTATATACATTCGGAGGTATAAAACGGAGGTGACAGCGCAAAGGTTAAAATCGTTTTTTGACGATATACAACCGGAGTTTCCGAACGTTGCATTTAAAGTGAAAGGAAATATGTTTTATATCAATGATGAATATGCAGGACAGGCGCAAGCCTTATCAACAGGCAAGATCCTAAAATCAATTCCTTTTCCGAAGGTAAGTAAAATATGTTTTGATGAGTTTATCCTTGATAAAGGGGTATATCACTATTTGCAAGATGAAGTAACCAATTTTTTAGAATTATATTCTACAATTGCAAGATTGCGAGATGTTGTAGTTTTCTTTTTGTCGAATGCGTATACAATTTCTAATCCATATTTTGACTATTTTAATATTGTGCCGCCGTACGGGAATAAAACTATAAAGCGCATTAATAATGAAATATTGGTAGAAGTAATAAAGAACGAAGAATATACAAATGCGGTAATGAAAACGCGGTTCGGCTCAATCATAAACGGTACGGCATACGGTAAATATAATATGGAAAACGATTTTTTGAGGGATAATAAAAATTTCGTTCAAAAGAAAACCCAAAGTGCGAAATATTATTTCACGATATTATATATGAATAATAATTACGGAATATGGGTAGATTATAAAGAAGGTTTAATTTTTGTATCCCGTGATATTGATGAAAGCTGTTTAATAAAATATGCGCTGACAAATTCGGATCTGCAACCCAATATGCTATTAGCAGTTCGAAAGTCAATATGTTTGCAGACTTTACGAAACATGTATAATGTGGGCGCGGTTCGGTATGAATCCGTAAAAATAAAAAATGAATTTGCAAACGCATTTAAATTAATACGCGCTTGACAAAAATAAACCTATGTGTTACAATAAATTTGCAGGGAACATGTTTAAAATAACGTTGCGAGTTCAGAGCGTAACGGGTGAAACCGACTGAACCGCTGAATAGGTCTTACAAACTAACGTTAAACAGTTCCCTTGCAATTATAGTAAAATGGGGGTTTACATTTATGGAACAATGGATTCAGATTATATCAACTTATGGAGTATCGATTGCGGCAATGATAGCACTTGCGGTTTACATTGTTAAAAAAGACAAAGAAAATCAAGCAGTTATCAACGAAATTATAAACGAACATAAAAGTGAGGTCAACGACCTTAGAGAAACGATTGAAAATAATACATTGATTGTAACAAAACTTTATGAGAGGTTGAGCAATGAAAAGTAGTGAGGATTTTGTAAAATATCTTTTTAAGCGTTTGCCTAAGAATAAATTATTGGCAGGCACTTATTATTGCGGTGTAACCGACAGCGAGATCGGAACAGTCCCCGCACATTATTTGATGGGTACAACGGGACAAAAAGCAACGCAATGGCGGCTTGATTATGCGTATACTAAATATTATCAGTCAAATTACAGTAAAGCCGAGTTTGACAGTAAAACACAAAAATGGATAACAGACAATGCATATTTGTATGACTGCAACGGCTTGATTGATGCATTTGTTGGACAGGATAACAACGCGGCGGGTAACTATACAAATTGGTGTGGTATCAAAGACGATGAGGCACTTGAATATATTACCGAAAAGGGCGAACTTGCGGCGGGTGCTTGCGTTTTTAAACGCAATTCAAGCGGCAGGATTCACCATGTTGGCTATGTAGTCGGACAAAACGTAAACGGAGTTCCGCTTATTATTGAGGCAAAAAGCTTTGTAGATGGGATTATTATGTCTACTCTTAATGATGGATGGAACGAATACGGCATTCCTAACAAAATACTTGTTTTTCCCGAAATCGAAAGAACCCGATTCAGAGTGACAAGCCCGATGCAACGCGGCGAAAAATTTGAGCTGATGCAAAGGGCCTTATCTGCAAACGGATATGATGTCGGTAAAATTGATGGAAAATGGGGGCCGAAATCACAGGCAGGATTTGATGAAATGCTGTCTGTAAACGGTAAAATGGCAAAAGTAAAAGTACAAATAAACGGTGTAACCGTGCTGAATGGAGAATACTAAAATGAAACGTACTAAAGAAGAATTACTTCAATCTTTGAAGGGTTTTATCGGAGAAGACGACAGCGAAAACGCAATAGCTTTTCTTGAAGATTTTTCGGATTCTTTCGCCGATAATTCGGAAGAATTGGTAGAAGTCACAAACAAATATAATTCACTTAAGAAACGATACAAGGAACGCTTTTTCGGTGAAGGGGATGAAGGCGAAAAGCTTGCGGAAGATGAAAACGAAGATAAAGAAAAGGAAATTAAAATAAAAGATTTGTTTACGGAGGAATAAAACATGCCTACAAGACCTAAAAATTATACGTTAACGAATGTGTCAAAAGATGTTATCAACGGAATTATAAATGAAGGGTTCTCAACGAACTATAAAAATTATATTCCGTTTGCGGCGAAAGATGCAGATTCCATTCGCGCGATCGGTAAAATTATTATGGATTCTCCTAATTTGCGCAATGCATTTGCAACGGATCTTATTAATCGTATTATCCTTGTTACAGTAACAAGTAAAATGTATGAAAACCCGTGGGAACGACTTAAAAAGGGTGTTTTGTCATTGGGCGAAACCATTGAAGAGATTTTCGTAAATATTGCAAATGCGGAACTTTATAATCCTTCCGTTTCAAGTGAAACGGTTTTTAAAAGACGCATTCCCGATATTCGCGCCGCATTTCATATTGTAAATTATCAAGTAAAGTATCCCGCAACAATTTCGAATGAAGATTTGTCGGCGGCATTTACAACTGAAAATGGGCTTTACTCTCTTATTGAAAAAATATACGAGTCCCTTGCAAGTGCAAATAATTACGATGAATTTAACGTTATGAAATATCTGGTTGCGCTTAATATTGTAAACGGAAATATCAAGAGTATATCAATCCCTTCACTTTCCAATGATGACAATATTAAATCGGTTGTAACACAAATCAAAGCAACATCTAATAAAATGAAGTTTTTGACTGGAAATTATAATATTTCGGGTGTAAAAACTCATTCAAAGCATGAAGAACAAACAGTAATTGTTACCGCTGATTTTGATGCGGCAATGGATGTTAATGTTCTTGCGGCGGCGTTCAACATGGATAAAGCAGAATTTCTGTCAAAACGCTTGCTTGTCGATTCATTCGGAGATATTGACATCAACCGACTTGCACAGTGTGCGCCCGAAACTTGCGAAAATATTACATATGACGCAAATGGAAATGTAATTTCCGCAACACTTAAAGGTATTACAACGGAACAGCTTGTTGAGTTGAGCGAAATCCCTGCTGTTATAATAGATGATGATTTTCTACAAATATATGATCGCCTTATTACTATGGAAGATATTCGTAACCCCGATGGTTTGTATACTAATGCATTTCTTCATTGTTGGAAAATTATCAGCGTTTCACCTTTTGCGCCTGCCGCAACTTTCAGCGACAGCGTGGCGGCGGTGAATAGCGTTACCATTTCGCCCGCAAGCGCAACGGTTGTTCCGAACAGCGAAATACAGTTTAACGCAAAAGTTATTGGAACAGGTTTCTTTAATAAAACTGTAAAATGGACGCTTAAGGGAGCGAAGTCAAGTAAGACATATGTTGACGTTCGCGGAACGCTATTTATCGGTGCAGACGAAACCGCAACAACAATTTCGCTTAACGCGAATTCAAACGAAAATCCTTCAATGGGAGCAACCGCAACAATTACCATATACAAAGGTAAGTAAAACATTGTAACCGTCATTTATGACGGTTGCAAAATTATCGTAACAATTACAAATGGAGGAAGGCGGGTAATAGGTGACTATTGCCCGCCGTAAAACAATGTTAGCACCAAGCCCAAATTCTAAAATTCAATTATTTAATAATATAAACATTGATATTAATTATGAACATACTCTTTATTTTGCGAGTGTATCCGCTCAAAACTCATTTTTTGCGCAATGGGTTGTATACAGCGCGGATAAAGCAATATACGTTCGTGAAAACGGAAGAATTCGCTTGCCGTTTACAGCCGATACATTGATAGGTTGTAATTATTTACGTTATCAAAATACAGGCTATTTGAACCGTTGGTTTTATGCGTTTATAAAGAACATATTTTATATAAATGATAACACATGTGAAATAGAATTTGAAATAGATGTTATCCAGTCCTTTAAACTATATTGTGAAATTCCTGCATGTTGGATTGAGCGAAATCATGTTTATGATGATTGGGTAGGGTCAAACCGTGTAGAGGAAAATATATCAATCGGTGAATACGTTGTTGACAGCGAAAGTAAAGCGCCGTTCGGGCCAGACTGGAGTGTTATAATGTATTCGAGTTTTGATCCCGATACATATGCGCCGAGCGGCGGAAGTTTAGTAAATGGTATGTATTCCGCACTTTCACGAAAGGAAATAGGCATAATTCACTTAGTAAACGGTAGTGGCTCATGGCTAGTGAATGCCAGTGAAAAAATAAAGGATATTGTACAAAATCATGCTGATAAAGTGGAAGGTGTCATTTCAATTACTCTTTCGCCGCGTGAGTTGGAAGGCGAAACAACGGTACGAACATGGGAAATAAAGCGAAATCCCAAATTTTTAGGGTTGAATGTAAACAACAATAAACTTTACACTGCACCGTTTTATTGCCTTTATGTTACGACGGGTGTGGATGGTAAAATGTATGATTTTGATAACAGCACCACAGGCGATGGGATGGGCAGTATTACATTTAACCTTCAAAGCGATTTAGCACCAACACAAAGTGTAGCGGCAATTCCTATTAATTATAAGGGTTCAGCAGAAAATTACAGTGAAATGTCAATAATGACAGGGTTTCCGCAATGCGCATGGGTTAGCAATGCTTTTCAATCCTATCTTGCCCAAAATACGGGAAATTTAGTATTATCAAGTGCTTTAGCGGCAGGCCAAATTATCGGTGGTGCCGTAATTGCAGGCGGATCGGGCGGAGCGGCGTTACCGTTGGGGGGTGGTATGATTGTAAGCGGTGCAACTTCCGTAGGGCATATTTTGGCCGATGTTGATAAAGTAAGCCGAATTCCACCTAAAGTAAATGGAAATATTACAGGTACAGCACTTTTTACGCTTGGAGAAAAAGTATTTCATGGTTTTATATTACGTCCCCGCGATGATTATGTAAAAATCATTGATGATTATTTTACGCATTACGGTTATGCGATCCATAAGGTTGAAACACCTGCAATACATAATAGGGAAAATTTTACTTTTATACAAACTAAAGGTTGCGTTGTTCGGGCCAGTGCAAACAACGAGTATGATGCCTGCAATGCCGCCGCAAGGGCGAAAATTGCACAGATATTTGATAAGGGTATTACGTTTTGGGTGGATAATGCGAATGTAGGAAATTATAAAGTTCGTAATAAACCATTAGAATAACGGAGGTTTAAAGTGATACGAAATAGTATGAGTATAACACAGCGATTCCGAAAAGAGGCGGAACGTGAAAATATTGAATCGTATAATTTTTGGTTCAACCGCTTAACGGAAATTGCAATAGCGGGTATTAAATATGAGGATTTGCCGCCGGAAATTGATTCAAGATTTATTGAAATGATATTGTGTTTTGACGGGAAAGGATTGTTTTATTACGATGAGGAGCTTGAACAATATGTTGTTTTACAGTTTTACAGTTCATCACCATTTGATATTTACAGAGAACCGTTTAAGCGAGTAGCGTTTTCACCTGCTGTAAATTATCGTAATAAGAACCTAAGCAATGAAAATTCAGTTATAATATGGAATAATTCTACACGTTCAAATGAAATTTTGGCCTTGCGCTCATACGCAAAACGTATTTCGGAATGTGAACGAATTATCGATGTTAATGTAAAAGGACAAAAAACGCCGAAAATTATATTGACTGAAGACAGTCAACGCCTTACAATGGAGAATCTTTTCCGACAGTATGAAGGCAATATTCCCTTTATATTCGGCACAAAAGGGCTAAGTACTTTATCGGAAATAAATGTGCTTGATGTTACAACTCCATATATCGCCGATAAATTACAGATACTAAAACGCCAAATAATTAGTGAGGCTCTAACGTATTTTGGAATAGATAACGCCAACACCGAAAAAAGGAAAGATTAGTATCTGATGAAGTTATAGCGAATTTCGGCGGCGTTGAGATTGCCCGCCTAACCCGCTTGAAGGCCCGCGAAGAGGCAGTAACAAAAATTAATAAAATGTTTAACTTAAACATTAAAGTAAAGTTTGCCGAAATAGATCGAAAGAATGAAGAGGTGTTAAAAAATGAGTAATTATACATCACAATTACGTTATATTTGCGAAGTACAAAGCGGATTCACACCTGCTGAATTAAACGAAAAAACAATAGATGAAATTATTACAGCGGCGCAACCGAAAATATTTAATTTTAGGTTTCCGATATATGATGAATCATACCGCAATGTATTAGAACATGAAATACTTTTTCATTTTTACATGCGGGAAATCGGTGCTGAAACATACGGCCTGTTTAATTATTACCTTGCACGAAAACTCCGTGAAATTATGCCGTACTATAATCAGCTTTATAAAAGTGCGGCACTTGAGTTTAACCCGCTGAACGATGTTGATTATACGGAAGAACATCACGGATCACAGGGTGGTGAAAAAAATACTGTAAACACCGGTAATTCATCTTCAACCATGAATGCGGAAAGCAGTCAAAATACAGTAGCCGACAATAATATAAACCGAAATAACACTGAAAATCAAAATATAACTGACAATGGAAAAGCAACGACCACAGCAACAGCAACATCGTCAACGACTGAAAATATAAACCGAAACACAAACGCTGAATCAAATATCAGCGGTATTGATACGGATGCATACAGCGACACCCCGCAAACAAGTGTGAGCGGCGTTAACGGCGTAAACGATAATTATTATTTAACAAATTATCGTAAAAAGTCAAATAATACCGCAAATAATAGTGAAACAAGGGAAAACGGAACGAATACCGCTGAAACAACCAGTAATAATACAACCAATGGAACAAACGAAAATAAGCGCAATTCTAGTACAACTCAAGATTTAAATGAAGAAAATCACGGTGAAACGTACGGAAACGCAACAAGCCGAACGGAAAACACAGGCCGAACAACAGACAACGGAACAGAAAACTTCAATAATACTGATGAATATATAAATCATGTTATTGGAAAACGAAATAGCGCAACATTCAGCGCAATGCTGCTTGAATTTAGGGAAACAATTATAAATATTAATAAAATGATATTCGATGAACTTGAAGTATGTTTCATGAATATATATTAATCGGAGGTTTATATAATGATTACTATAAAAGATAAAGAATTAGAAAAAGTTAAAATTCCGCTTAATTCGGTTTATACTCCCATCATTCCTTGCGTGCTTGACGGTAATTTATCGTTTTTGGAAATGGTATGGAAACTATTGTATCACATAAATATTATCGTTGACAGCGTAAACGCAAACCATGGTGACATTGAAGATCTTGCACAGGCTATAAATGCGATTGATGCAGATAAATTGAGTGTTATGTGGGTTGAGATTGATGTTACAGTAAAACCGATAAAGGCGAATAAAACTTTTGCTGAAATTGCAGAGGGAATGCGAAAGGGGATTGTGTTTGTCACAGTAAAACAGGGAGGTACAATAATTGCCGTTCCTGTATTTGCAAACGATAACATTATAAGTTTTTTCTTTGTTGATAATAAAAGTTCAACTACAATTCAAATTAAATCAGATGAGAGTGTTACTATTGAAGAATATAATTTCGCCGCTGAAAACCGTTCGGTTCACTTTTATGAAGATGTAACATTCAATAATATTGCTAATTTTAATAAACACACACAGTTTCACGAAACAACGAAATTTTATACATTAATTACCGCCAACAGCGGAATTACAGTGCCAACAGCAACGGCGGCAAGCGGGCGCAATCTTGCCGCAAATTTAGAATATGTAGGAAATGCTTGTTCCGAAACACTGACAGCGGCGAAAAGCTATAGCGATACACAAGATACGGCGGTGCAGAAAGCGGCTACAATATACACTAATACTAAATGCGGCGAAACACTTGCGACGGCGAAAAAATATGCAGATACACAGGATGAAACAACGCTTTCAAGCGCAAAGACATATACTGATAGTAAATTTGCCCACGTTGAAATTGTAAAAAATGCTGACGGAACGATTACAACCGCTAACACATTTTCTATGATTTACCTTAATATAACAAGAGGTGTAGTTGTTGATGTTAAGTTTAGTTCAGAAAATAATCGTAATTCAACATATATTATGCGAAATACGATAATCACACCTACAAAGTTAACTTTCATCGGATATGATGAATCGGCAACACTTCATACTTGCACAATTGACAGTGATAACAATATCACATACACATAATATATTTTAGTAAATTGGCAAAAAATGGTTGCAAGATTAAATGATGTGTGCTATAATAGCATTGTGCAAAGGGAAAAAGTCTTTTCAGCAACAAATTTTTTCTCGCCTCCTTAGTTTTAAGATTGCAACGGGCCGTATCTGTTATAGGATACGGCCCGTTGCGTTTTATTGTGGTTTACTTATTTTTTCTTAATAATTGGGTATATAAACGCATTGTTATATTTACTATCAATTTTAAGAAAAGGATAAGATAAAACCTCTTTACTATTAACAATTGATATTGTAACATAATCACATTCCATCATTTGTAGTAACTCAATCAATGCATTTCGATCAACGTTTACAAGACTTTCAACGTTCTTTAAATCGAATATTGTTTCAGTAAAATGTAATGGGTTGAAGTTGTCTATGGGTTCAAAAGCCTCTTTATGTGTAATTAAAGTATTCGCAACTGTTTGTGATGCATTCCCTTTACTGTCAATAAAAAATTCATGTTGCGGATATAACGCTAAATCAGTTTTACAAAGAAATATTTCATTGTCCGTCATCGGAACTCTCCCACGAATTGCGTAAGATCCTTGTTCAAAAGTGCATACACCATACCCAAGTGTATAAAGTGGTTGTAAACAACTGAATATATTGTCGCGTTTGCGAGCTTTTCTTGCGGCCTTTTCAACTTTCGGCAAAAAACGAGATTTATAAACTTTCATTTTACTTGTTCCCTCCTTAAAGCAAGATAATGCTGAGAGCAAATAAAAGTGCGCCGACTGACATCATAACTTTTCCCTCTCCATGTAGCATGTAAAAGTAAAAACCTACTGCTATCCACGATAAACCAAGCCCAAAGGCAATGCTAATTAAAATTGAAAAGAATATGTTCATTTTTTCCTCCCATATACTCTTTCACAAGATACATCAATTTCAGTTTTAAGCCGTTCGACATAATCGGCTATAGTTACAAATTCAGCCAACCAAGTCTTATTTTCATCGAACCAAATTTCAATTGGTGCGGGAAAACAACTTTTTGCTTTACTAAGTTTATATTTATTACCGCTGTAAACTGCAAACGGCACATAAACCCGAAAAACATGTTGCTTGTTTGTTTTGTTGAGTTTTACAACAGATTTGTACAAAACAGCATTGTTAATTCCTGTTTTAGGTAGAATCTGCAAAACAGTATATTCCGCTGTTTCATAATCTTTATCGCGAATAAATTTGCAATAGGTTTCCGAATCGCCAACCTGCCAAACAAGTAAAAACGTTGACAGCTTATCGGGTTTGCCGAGTAAATTAAGTATTTTGTTCATTCTATTACTCCTCCTGCAAAAAGTAATGCTACAACGGCAACAGCCGCGCTTACCATTGTACAAAACAACATTTTTATGTTGTTGTCATCCGATGTTATCGCGGTATATAGGCACATACCACACATGATAAAGGCTGACAAAGCAATAAAAATGTACAAAATGAATTTCATGGTTTTACCTCCCTCCCCGTATAGCCAGATAGGACAGCTTGAAAAAGTCTTTTGCTTACCCAATTATTTCGAGCAGTAATCCAATAAGGTTAGCATATTCTCGAATATTACTAATATTCGATTCATACGCAATTGTTTGATTAGACGTGCTCTTCCAAAAAAATACGATATGCCTCCATGTAATCAATCCATTCAGCGCAAAAAGTCAAATTTT